TGCGAATGGCACGATTCCAGAGGGTTATGCGGTCAATCACTATTTGACCGATACTGACTCTTGGTACCTCACGACGGACATACCTAACGGTATGAAGCATTTTGAGCGTACCTCGATGGAGACCAGTATGGACGGTGACTTCGATACCGGTAACGTGCGCTACAAAGCGCGTGAGCGTTACTCTTTCGGTGTTTCTGATCCGCTGGGGATGTACGCATCGCCTGGTGCCTAGTAACGGTGGGGGGTGGGTAACCGCCCCCTTTCCATTTTTCCTGACTATTGAGCAATCAATAGACATTAGCCACGACAGGAGAACTTAATGGCTAACACGACCTTTAACGGCCCAGTCCGTTCAGAGGGTGGCTTCGAGCAGATCAGCAAAACTGCTGGAACCGGGGCCATCACGACCAACTTAGACATTGATACCAGTGGTAATATCACCACGACGGGTTATGTCTCGGCTTATTCCAACGTCAGCAGCATCACGTCTGCGACCAAGAGCGTTGAATCGACCGACTCAGGTACGGTTTATACCTTAAACAGAGCGGCAGGCATTGTGGTTACACTGCCTACGGCGGCTGCAGGTATTAATTACACCTTTATTGTCGGCACCACCTTCACCGGTGCAGGCCAGATCAACACGGACAACGCCAGTGACTTGTTCTCTGGTTTTGCCTATCTCTTTGATCCAGCCACTGCAACCGATAACAACACTTTCATCCCTGACGCCAGTGACGACGACACCATTGATTTGGGATCGGCGGCGCAAGGTTGGCTAGTGGGTGGGATTATTCGTCTGGTGGCGACTAGCGCATCGGTCTGGCATTGTGAAGCGTATCTGCATGGTGACGGCAGCCTAGCTACCCCATTTGAATAAATTAAAGGAGTAGTGATATGCAGTCTGATGTTCAGACAACTCGGGTAAGTGCCGATGGCTATATCACGGGTACATCAGGGAAAGCCCAACCGGCCCGTGTCAAGGCCGTGTATTACGTGGCTTCTGGTACTGCCGGAACGATTGCATTGAAAAACGGCTCCGGCGGATCTACGCTGGTCACTATCGATACGCCCGCGTCGGCAACGGCGACGGATCAGGTGTGGTTTCCTGAAAACGGCATTCGTTTTGAGGACCGCGTGTATTGCGATGTGACCAATGTGTCGTTTGTAACCGTAGTATGGGCAGGCTGAGACATGGCAAAGTATAAAGTCATTCAGAATGGCGAAAGGATTCCGAGCGGTGAGCCGGTTTATCAGGTAGCTACCACCATTGACGGTGAAGACGTCGTCGTGGTGGGTGAGTTGATGACCAAGAAAGAGGCAGAAGCGGCGATGAAAGCGCTGACGCCTGCGAAGGCGGCACCGAAGAAGGCGTCTAAGAAGAAAAAGTAGGTGGTTATGATGCCACGTACAGAAAAGACGACGGCTGAAGTAGCTGCGGAATTGAATGCTCACGAACGTGAGTGCGCGTTGCGTTATGACGCCATTCTGAGAAGGCTCGATGACGGTTCCAGGCGTTTTGACAAGCTGGATCGATGGGTGATGGGGCTATACGCCACCATTGTTGCCGTCGCTTTGGCTGCGATTTTTGCGCCGTTCTGATGTTTGAGTACAAAGCCACCGTGGTTAAGATCATCGATGGCGATACGGTGGATTGTGATATCGACCTTGGCTTTTCTGTGGTTTTACATAAGCAGCGTATTCGACTGAAAGGCATTGATACGCCGGAAAGCCGAACGCGGGACAAAGTAGAAAAGCAATACGGTCTTGCTGCTAAAGCCTATTTAGAGGCGTTTATCGTTGCGGCAGGCGATGACCTGTCCATCGAAACCTCGAAGGATGGACGCGGTAAGTTTGGCCGTATTCTGGGGCGTATTAATAATGGCAGCGGCGAGTGCGTCAACGATCTCATGTGCGAAGTGGGACACGCGGCCCCTTACGAGGGGCAGTCGAAAGAAGACATTAAGGCGTTGCATTTGGAAAACAGGAAGAAGATAACTTTATGATGCACATACTTGACGATCATTTAATTGAATGTGCCTACTGGTTAAGCGACCCATTGTCGCCCGTGAAGGCATCTTTTGTTCTTGATGACGACAAGCGCATCGTGACAATTCAAACCGATACAGTTCCGGTCGCTGCAAGCAGCATGAGTTTTGAGCAGTTTCTTAATACACCGGCAAATGTTATTTCGGATATGGTCAGGGACTTATATCAGCAGTCCCCAGTAAGGCGCGTCTATGGTGGATAAGGTCAGAAAGGTGATGGGCGAATACAAGCGCGGCACCTTGAAATCGGGTTCTGGTAAGAAGGTAACAAGCCGCGACCAGGCGATTGCTATCGCGATGAGCGAGAGGCGGCGCATGCAAGCGGGGGGAGCGGTCTTTAACGTTAAGTCGATCCCTACTGAAAATGAGCGCATACGCGCTAAATTTGATATTTAGGAGGGCGTATGCCCGACGTTGGAGGAAAGAAGTTTTCTTATACGCCTGAAGGTCGAAAGGCCGCGAAGGCATACAGTAAGCGAACCGGTAAAGCGGTTAGCACTAATTACCGAGGAGGTAAGACAGTGGCAAAGAAGCGAAAGAAGGCGGGAGGCTCTATTAAGAGAATGCAGGGCGGTGGTCTCAGCGCCGCGCAACAGAATTTGTTACGCGGCGCTCAAGAACACGCAGCACGTTCAGGTCAGAATCCTGGAAGGCTGCAACAACTGACCGCTCAACACGGCGATCTCTATGGCGCTTCACAGCAGAGAAAAGCTCGAAGCCAGATGGCTGGAAACCAACCGGGGCGATCAGCCATGCGTGGTATTGGTCCGGGCATGAAAAAAGGTGGGAAAGTGCCATCTTATAACGATCTCATTCGCAGCAAAGGCTGGTAAAGGAGACCTCTTCGATGGATTTTAATCTGTTCGATATCCTGATGTATGCAACCGCTGCGGTGACGGCGTGTTCTGCTATTGCGGCGGTGACGCCTACTCCGAAGGATGACCAAGCTGTAGCTTGGGCCTACAAGGTCATCGACATGATTGCCTTGAACTTTGGTAAGGCGAAGGATAAGGGCGACGCGGAAGCCTAGATGGCGACCAGCGGCACTTACGCTTTCACCCTTGACCTTGGCGATATTGTTGAGGAGGCATTTGAGCGGGCGGGTTTAGTTGTCCGTTCCGGCTATGATTATCGAACGGCTCGACGTAGCCTCGATATGCTCATGCTGGAATGGCAAAACCGTGGCTTAAATCTCTGGACGATCCAAGAAGGCACCACGTCAATTACGGCGGGGACTGCCCGGTACGCGTTATCGGCAGACATACTGGATGTGATTGAGGCGTTTATTCGGACCGATTCCGGCAGTACCACACAACAGGTGGATCAGCCGTTAAGCCGCATTTCTATTAGTCAGTACGCGCATTTAACCAATAAACTGACGCAGGCGAAGCCGCTGCAGTACTGGCTTGAAAAAGACCCCGCTGCAATCTCATTTAATCTTTGGCCGGTCCCTGATGATAACGAGACCTATACGTTGGTGTATTACTACATGCAGCGAGTCGAGGATACCGGCGCGGTTGCCAGCAACAATATGGATGTGCCGAGTCGATGGTTGCCCGCTTTAGTGGCGGGCCTTGCGTATCAGGTTGCGATCAAGAAGCCCGAGGTCTCGGATAGAGCGCCCATGTTGCGGGAGTTGTATGAAGAGCAGTGGTCGTTGGCCGCTGACGCAGATCGCGAGAAAGCCTCGTTGTATCTCGCTCCCTCGGTCAATTACTGATGGGAGAGTTCGCCGCCGGGAAGAAGGCGTTTGGATTTTGTGACCGGACCGGGTTTCGTTATCCGCTCAAGGATTTAGTAGAGCAGTTTGTGGACGGTAAACCTTCTGGGCTTCGGGTCGGTCGTGATGTGGTGGATATCGATAATCCGCAGTATCAACTGGGTCGAATCAGAAAAGATGATCCTCAGGCGTTGAGAAATCCGAGGCCCGATAAGGGCCAGGACGCAAGTCGCAGGCTTTCTGCCTGGAATCCTATTGGTGGCGGCGTCACTGAGTTAGGCAGTCGCACAGTAGGCTTAGATATGCACGGTGAGGTTGGCTTTATTGAAGTCACCATTAGCTAATGGCTGATGGGCAGACAGTCCCAGCCGGTTACTACGTCAGCAACAGTGAGGATGAAGATTGCTTTTTTGTGGACGGCAAGGGCAATTATTACTTCAAGAAAGAAACTGGCGAGAAGTGGTCAACCACCGATAAGTGGAACTTCGACCATCTCTGTGACGTAACCACCGTCAACGCAGAGCAGGGCGTCAGCGGCGATGTAAACACCCACGATGGCCGTGGCCTGGAGGTGAGTGTGTCGGCCCACGTCGGCGTATCCGTATCGAGCGTGATGAAGTGGAAATACATGAACCCGGATGGCAATGCTGCC